AACCATTCCATCAGTTCTAGCCTGACCGTCTTTCGAAAGTTCGCGCCTAAATTTAGCCATATCAATCCGTAACCGCGCTTCCGACTGAGCGAGCCTTTCCTCGGCTTGGGTTATCTGCTCATCAGTCTGTCTGGCACTAATACTATCCTTCCGGCTCATGGACGGTGAGCCGGTTTCCATGATGTTATCTATGTTGTCTAACAAAGCGCGCTGAGTTGCTGGATCTGTTGTCGAAGCCGCCATAACCGCAATAGCTAAAGAGCGCTCAGTGTTGTTGAGCCGTTTGAGCTGCTGGAGTTCTTCGATACCTTTGCCACGGAGCATATCCGCAGTTAATTTAGTGACCTCTGGCGTGACTTTGAGTTGCCCGCTTTGAATGGCCTGACTTAGCTCTTCTGCAGACGCACTTTCTGTGGCGGCAACAAGATTCGCCGCCTCCGTGCGAGCACCACTGCTGTTAAAACCAAGCTCAGCGAGTTCTGCATCGATTTCAGCAATTCTTGCCGTAGTACGTTCCCGATTGCCGCCCAGCTTCCCTTTTTCTTGCGCCTGTCTGCGCTGCTCTAACAAAGCCTGCGCTTGTGGCGGCATACCGGCATCTTGTGCTATCGCATCTATCACTTCGGCGCGCTCTTCGACCGTCTCAGCAGCAGCGATCACACTCATAGCGGATCGTTGCGCCTCGGCTGGCAAACTTTTTACCACCTGACTTCCGTAAGCAGCAGAGCTAAGTGCGGCATCTATTTCAGCGGCATCCGCATCTAAGCCTATTTTATTTTGTAACTGGCGAAGCAGCATAGGGTCATATTTGCTCGCTGCGAGCGTACCGAGCTGGTAACCCACTTCAGCTAAGCCTGCTAACTGCTCCGCAGTAAACTGAGCCGGTTTAGCATTAGGGTCACTGCTACCATCAGGGCCAGTAACAACCCCTGGAGACCCATCACTATTCTTCACTCTGACGACGTAATTCCCATTCGGTAGTCGATCTAACCCAACAGCCGTCGAACCTGTTGGTAGGTCTAGCTGACTACTTGCTTGACTAAGTATTAAATCTGTAGAGGTCTTGTCTCCATTTCGAATACCTTCCGCTAGCCTACGCTTGTCTAGCAGAGTCCAATCATTAGGATTTATAAGGTTCTGACTAGTCCACCCGTCAATCAGATCCGTGTTTACTCGGGTATCGTGTGTAAGCAGTTCAGATCTGGCCTGTACCTCTGCGCGGTCAGCTTCAGCCGTTGTTTTACGTAAGTTTTGTGCCCGAAACGGAGCTGCTTCGTCGTATTGTCTTTCTGCTAACGCCCTCGTTGCTTCTTGCCCATCTAAAATATCTCTCCGATATTCAGCAAGCGCCCGTGATTCTGCTAGCCGATCCGCACGATTTATCGCATCCTGCTGCCGCTGATACTCAAGCTCGTCCCTAGCCATGCGGTTTCTCTGCATAGCTTGAAACATAGAAATCGCGCTGGTAGCCCCTTCAGCAATTGACATCACTTACCCCTTAAAACGCGAACGCAAAAATTGCCATAGCGCCCAAAGTGCCTAGGGTGCTGTAGGTTTGTGCTCGGGAATTCGCTTTGGCCTGACGGTATGCGTTATCTAACTGCACCTTGTTAGCAGCAGATGTCGCAAGCTGCTGCTGACTGGAGCGGTTTACGCCCTGCCCGATATTTATCAAGTCAGACAACAGCCGCGTATTCGACTCTCGCTGAGCAATTTTGGCGTCGCTCACCGCCTGTATACCCCCCAGGGTGTTACCTAACTGCAGCCGCCGGTCCTGCTGCTGTTGCTGCACGGGTGTCAACGCCGCCCCGTACCGACTACGATTTCGTTCAGCCATGCCTGCAGTAAGCGCCGAAGCTTTCTCGCGGTCCTCTCTCGCTTGATCAATCAGGCTCGTGTCCGTCGTCGCTTTATTAATCAGGTCAAGCTCAAAATCACGGTAGTTCGTGATGTAGTCGAGATACTCTTGCCGAGTCAGATCAGCGTAAGCCTTGTCGGGATCAGAAACAGCTGGCAGATTATTGCCGGTGTTGTAAATACCGGGGTATCCACCGCGTGGGCCGGTATACCCTGTCCCGCCGCCTGTTGCGGCGCCTGCGGTCGTTCCGGCAGTAGTCCCAGTTACCCCAGCAGCGCCAGCACCAATCCCCCCATCCTCTGGATCTACAGCGCCCGTCATGTATGAGTCTTGAATCGCTCTTACGCGCGCAGCATCTATATTGCCTAGATTGCCTAAACTAATCATTAGCCACCCGTCCCGTAAGTGAACCTGTTTTTAAACCCTGTGATCGGCTTGCCTTGCTTATCAACTGGCGTGAAGAACGAGCCCTGAACCTTGGTAGACGGACCCATATTTACTTTTGTGCCGCTCGTCTGCATATTGTCAAAGCCCTGCAGCGCAGCAGATGTAATTAATTGGGCAGCGGCTCCGTACAACGCGTCTTTTTCGGTCTGCTTAGCTTGCGCTCTAGCAAGCGCTTCAGATGTGCCTAACCGCGCTGCTTGCGCCATGCCTGTTTGTGCGTCCGCAGCCTGTCCGCGCGCTGTACCAAGTACGTTAGTCTGCATCGTATTCTGGATCTCTTTACCGGCGGCGCTGGCTCCTTGCAGCTGTCCTTGCAACGCCGTGTTTATATCGCTAGGTAAATCACTCATCTGGGTACTTCTGTAGCCAGACGGCGTTAACGCTTGCATCGTGTCGGCATTAGCACGGCCCCGCAGCGTTGCTGAAAAGTCCTCGTTCATAGACTTGTCGCGCATCTGCTGCAGAAGTGGGTCATAGTTCTGCTTGAAGAACCGATACTCAGCCATGGCAACCGATGCGTTCGCCTTGTCAGCTTCGCTTGGTTTGTAATCGGATTGACTTGGTGTACTACCCATTTCTCAAATCTCTTCTGTAGACAACTGTCTCTTTTTCCCAACCAACAGACTGTTCTATGTACTCACCTAGTTGCTCGTGGCGGGTTCTTACTTCGATAGAACTAAAACCCGCGTCGTAAGCAACTTGCTCAAAAAACCCTACGCACTGTGCCGCTATGTTCATGCCTTTCTTTTTTGCCCAAGCGAACCAAATCAGCAATGTTCGTTTACCGCTGTAAGGGTCAGTCAACCCCGTCGTTACCACAAACCCATCATCTGTAACCCACAGATGTGCAGACTCTGTTTTGCATGCCGTAAAAACGTCTTCGGGGATGACATCAATAAAGGGATCTTCATTAAGAATCTCTTCAAGCCCCGGCCTAACCCAACCCCAATGCTCGCGAATATCTGCAATAACTGGGTCACGCGATTTCTCGTCCATACTTCTTCCTAGAAAGACCATAGGACCGGTGAACTCCTCCGTACCGGACCTTCCTTGCGATAGGCATGTCGCCATGTCGCGCTTTTGTTTCAGCATCTTTGATGCCTTGCTGGAACAAACTGCCGTACACCTGCGCGCCCGCGTAGTCCGTCCACTCTTTGCTTGGCAGACGAAGCAAACGGAACAGCGCTCCATTGATAATGGTGTCTCGGTAGTCGTCCATGATCTCGTTTTCGCATGCTGTCGAAGTATGCGTTGGCTTCAGCTGCACACGGAGCACAGTGCTAGATACAATGGTTTCGTCTGGGACAGGCACTAGCCAAAACAGCGCCTGCGAGGGCTTCACGAAATACTCGGGCTCGCCGCGCTTATCCGCATCCCGCCAGCTGGGTTTACGTTGCTCCAAGAGACCAGTAGATATCGGCTCTAGATCCTTGCCCTTGTGTACTACCCACAGAACCTTTTCTACTACCGTGTTCGCGGGGGGTTCAAGGTCGTACTCGTACAGCCCCGCTACAGTAGTCACTGGGTCAAGTTCAGCCTGATATACCCCCGCCTTTTCACACAGCTCTATCACCGCCGCTCGAATATTGCTTTCGATTAGCGTATCGGGGCACCCCGGCACCATAGGGATGACCTCGGGGAGTAACGATTCGTAAAGTATCGCCATTTACTGAGCCATCATCTGCCCACCGGCAGTCAGATTAGGATTTTAACGTGACTCGGCGTTCGGCGTTGTGATGAGATCAACCTGCGCTTTGCCTGTTACAGACGCTGTAAATAGCTGGAAATGATTCGCGGCACGCTGGCTGTTACCTGCGTATTCCGCGTCCTTCATGTAAGCCATATACAGCACGTAGTTCATAACCGCATTGGCATAAATATCTGGGATAGACAGATTGTCGCTTGCGGTGACAGTAGTTGGATTAGCAGAATAGACAATTTCTATATAAGCACTCCCACTTACGCCGGGGTACACATAAAAATTACGTGGGTCTTGCTCGTCGTACATGTAGTGTTTGACGACAGATCCATGTGCTGCATCGCCTGATACAGTCGGGTCGTGCCAATCAGGTGTCTGAGCATCAAGAATCTCGCGCGAAACTAACCGAATAGAACGCTTTCCAGTACCCCCGCTCGCAGCAGACATGTTACGTACCACGCGCAACAGCCGGTTCCCCGCGCTTGGGATCGACTGCTTTGTTCCAGTGACAAGCGTAATCGTGTCATTAGTGGCAGATGCGTCGGGCTTTAGCAGCGCTATTTCACGCTGCGCGTCGTTCACCCAAAGAATGAGCTCGGACGTTTCGGGCCACCGGATACCAGTTGTATCCTGCAAGGTAACTTGAACTCTATCGATAACACTTGCTACTGAAACGGCCATTATCTTTCCTCGTTAAGAATTAAGCGCTTGTTCCCAAGCCTGTTCGCGCTCTTCCGGTGGGACTGTCCTACCGGCTGCTTTATTTACGACAGCCGCTTTCGGAGTGCCGTCTGATTTAAAGTTGTCAGGGTCAGCTGAATCGATCAGATCATTCATGACTCCGACTAATGCTTCCTCTTCATCCTTCGTGATTAATGGTTCATCGATCACGACTTCATGGGTGACTAAAGGCTCATCTGCACGTCTTGCACCCATGGTTATGGCCTTCAGGCCTATGTCGTCTCCGAGTTCTCGTGGAACCCCGGCTTGGAGTAACACCGCCGTACCACCTAGCGTCGTCACTCGTAAATCTTTGTCGGAAATCACTTTCATCACTTAATCCTTAAAGAAAAACCCCCTCCGAAGAGGGGGTGATCAGGTTTACTGAGCAGTGTCGAGACAGATAACTCCGAAGTCTTCAACAGAGCCGTTGTAGTCGCTGTTGTACTTAGGCTTACGCAGGCCGAAGATCTTGCCGATTGAGATACCAGCTTGGTTCTCGTAATCGAAAGTATCTTCTACGATCTCTGGGAGACCGATGTCAGCCATGGCGAGCGCTTGAGCACCACAGAACAGCGCGCGTGCACCAACTACGTCAGCGTCAGCACCCCACTTATAGCCA